TTAATCCTCTTCTTCGTAGAGTTTACGCTCTTTGATTTTTAGTGCTTCTTCGTCGCCGATAACCTTGAAGGTTTCGGTTAATTCTTGCTTGTGCAAAAACTTTTTGACGGTTATGCGTACGTACTTCTTGCTCAGAGCTGCACCTTCACCTTTAACAACTACGGTTTTGCCTTCGGTTATGACTTCTCCGCCGGTCTTGTCCTTTAGGAAATCAGAGAGTTTACCGATTAGGTCTCCTTTGAGTTCGGAAGCATCAACTTTCATTTCAACCATGTATTTCACCTCGATTGCGCATCGTTGTGCTTGTTTCTTGACAGCTACAGGATTGATAAGTTTTCCGCTTACGCCAAAAGTTATTGAATCCACAATAACGAAAGGCACTGCTTTCTTGTGGCATCTCGCTTACACCCACATACGTATATACAAACACACACCTAGCCGATATTGTGAGGCTAAAAGTTTTGTCAAGTAAAATTGTCGGAAACGAAAGCACAATCAACGAACCAAGCCATACTGAAGGTCACAGCACCGAAATCGCTCAAACAGGAACCCAATACATGTGCCCCGAATGCGGCAGAAAATTCACCATAAAAGACGAAGCAACAAAACACCTACACGGAGTACACATGAAGCATCTGCGCACGGTTCACGGCGAATACCACGAAGAAGACGTTGGCGGCATGCATGTTAGCTAAATTTGGTCAGTTCGCCCGAACAGCTACTCAAATTGTGGTGTCGAGTCAAAAAAAGTAGCCTTTTTTCTGCACAAGCAAGACTCAAACAAGTAACCTCCCAACTTTTCTTCTCACACCTACAGCTTGACCATCCCCTGCTGTGGGTGTAACCTCTTTTAATTTTACATACTGAGTAGCGACAGCGCCGCATTTAGGACAATGCACATGCAACCCATTGGCGCCGCCTTCATAGCCGCTGACATTAGCGCCTTTTTTGGGAAAAGAGTAACCGCACTTCATACAGACAAAGTTATCAGTCATCCTTCAAGCTCTCCCCTAGAATGCTTTAGGCGATTTTTTGTTTTAAATTTATGCATTATTAGCAGTTATTTAACTGCTGAATAACACTTAAATTAAGCAAACCTAAAGTAGAAAATAGCGAAAAAGAAAGCGCGAACGAGCGAGAAAAACTAAGCGCTCTAGGTCTCGTAAGCTAAAAAAAGTCTCTTAAGTTTTTTTAGCAATAAGAGATAGTTTCGAGTAAGCGTCTAACGTCTAAAGTTTACTTTTTCTCGCTAAGACTTCGCGAACTTTTCTAGACGCCTAGAAAAAGACGAAAGACTAGACTAATTCTCGCTCGAAAGAGTTTAACCCACTTATCCTTTTTCAGCGCTCGCCAACTCGCTTGACGAGCGGAAAAGCACAAAGAGGTAAAAAACATGAAAAACCAATCTATCTTCGAAAGCTCGCCTCAAAACGAGCAAGAGTTAGTCTTCAAACCCCAGGATTTAGTATATTGCTACACAAGCAAAGAAGCAGTAGAAGACGGACTATTATTCGACCTCGACCAAATCCTAACCAAAAACCCAGCCAAACCATTCTTCCTCAAATACCTCACCACTGGGCTACTATCAAAAGGCTACTGGAATCCACCCCAAGAACCTGACGTAGAAAATACGCTCAACATCCCCAACCTCAGAGACCTACTCAACCAAGCAGCCAGAATCTTCCGCAAGAAGCCAGCAGATGATTGGTTTGTAAGCGGACGAATCGAACTTCCAGACGGCAAAAAACAACAAATCTTCATAGCTCAAAACGAAACAGGACGCTACACTGTAATGCTCCCTGAAGAATACTAGGAGAAAGCTTCCCCGCAGTGTGGTAAATATGCTTTTCAAAGCAGACCTACTCGCAAAAGTTCTAAGCGGCCAAAAAACCCAAACCCGCCGCACAGGAACAAGACAATACAAACTAGACAGCATCCAATCAATCAGAAGTGGCTACACCAAACCAGCAGGCTACATAAAAATCACCCGAAAATACCGCCAACCTCTATGCTGCATGAGCCAAAAAGAGGCAAAAAAAGAAGGCTTCAACAATCTAGATGAATTCCGCCAAGCATGGATACAAATTAACGGCAGCTACAACCCCGACCAAGTAGTCACAGTCTACGAATTCACCCTAATACCCCAACCAAATGCAGCGTCACCCTAAACTTTAGGAATCCGTATATCCCGTGTATCGACTGCACACAAAGTGCAGCGTCCGAGTCCCACCGCCGACTTTAGCCACAGCCACATTCGCAGTGACACCACCACGAATAACAGCGTCAGCACTGATATTATTAATCAAATAATTCACATCCACATACTGCGGCCAATTATCCGCGCCCTGAGCAGCCAAAACATAACCAGAACTGCTACCGCGGGGCATACCAGCCAAAGAAACTCTGCCATCTGTACCAACCGTTTGAACCCCCGCAACCCAAACGTCATTTTTCAGATGCAACGAGCCAAACCGTTTACCAGTAGCAGTATCCCCTAAATTCTGGCCGCCATCAGCATTAGGCAAAATTTTACCCATAGCAGAATACAGAACCAAATTGCCCGCGTAAATAGAAAGAAACCCATTAGAACCATCATGCCCAAAAGCGCCCTTCAAAACGCTTGAAATATAGAGGTTTAGCACCGGCGAGATTTTATCAATCTCAAGATTAGTTGTAAACTTAGATGCACAACCTATACTCCCAGCGGAACCAACAGGCGAACCACGCTTGCCAGTCTTCGTTCTTGAAAGCTTCTCAACATTAACCGTAAAAGTACGCAGCCCATAAATGTAATCAGCAATTTGCGGATGCACCTTCTCAAGCTCAAGAGTCATCTCAAGAGCACTACTATCGCCTTCAAGTATGTCATAATCAACGCTATCGACACGAAAATAAGTATCTGATATACCTTCATTCGGCAACCAAACCTTGAGTTTATCACCCGGAAGCACCGGAGAATCGTTGTAAACAAACAGAGTGCTTTTCACTGTCAAAAAAATATCCGGGTCTTTAAGGAAAGCCAGCAGCGCTTTTGCTCTAAGGTCACATTCGTTGTCTGTCCACAACTCCTCATCAGTCTCGACATACTCACGCACACCATAAGCAGCTTGGCTTGCTGCATCTTCCCGCGTAGCTGAAAAACGACGCCCCCCAACATAAAGGCCATGCACCCAAAAAGCACCGGAACCAGCACCCGAAAAACCCATTGACACCCTAATTTTAGATATTGCACGCCAGTTAAACCCAGCATCGACACGCTCCCATTGATTTGCATAACCGCTGCCACACCCTGTTTCTATCACATGGAACTCCTTATCGGGTGATGCGGAGATTGTTTTTGAGGCAAATTTACCCGCAGAATCCATTAACATAATGAAACCCGTGCCTGAATAGGCATCTTCGAGTTTAAGCTGCAAGTCCAAAACAGGGTAGAGGTCACAATCAGGTTCGTGGCCTGCGCTGAAGTTAAGGTCGATTACACCAGCATAATTGTTTGTAACCGATAACTTGACACATGCGCCTCCGTCTGGAGCGCCTGCAAAGTCAAGGCTAGCTACACCGATAGAACCAACCCAAGCGCCATCAGCATGAGTTAAGCTTCGTGTCCAACTAACTTTATCTGTGGGGTAACTTTTATCAGCTAACCCATAAATCTTGATGCGATTCCTCACGCGGGTGATGCTTTTACGATACCGGGTTTTTAAATCAACATTTTCGCTGTTTGGCTCGTTAATCTTTAAAACATTATGCACTTTGCTGTTTTTAGGGAAAAACGCAAACTTGCCATCCGGCTCAACCCTGAAATCAAAACCTATAGTACCAGCCTTATCGGCTGTTTCCGCAATGTACTTGAGTATATCCCACGCCGGGGCATCCTCATAATTTAGGTCAGCATAGGTTGTATCGGTAGCTTCGATTAATTCATAGGTGTTCCGAATGTGACTTAATCCTGCAAAGTTATCAACAATATCTCTTACTATGGCTTCGCCTTTTTGAGCTAAATAATTCCTTGTTACCGTAAAACGAAATAGTTTTTCACCCAAACATCTGCCTGTAACCGTAACGTAGGCTTCTGTGGGAGTCGTCTCATAATCTACACCTTCCACACGGCAAGTAATGAGTTTTGGACAATAGGGCGCACGCCCCACCATAATGTAGCCTTCAAAACCCACCAAAATGGGAAACAAACCGTTTGGGCTATATTTACCGTTCCAATTCTGCAGCTTCACCATGAAACTGCTGACTTCTTTGGTGCCGCCTAAGTGCACATTCAACTCGACAACATCAGCTTGGGGAGGCGTAATAGCTCCAAAAGCCAACGCTACAACCGGAGAGGCAGGCTCCGACACTACTCAACACCTCGACGGTAAAGCACCGCCTCAGTAGCATAATTGCCACGAGACGACACAGTAGCCTCCTCGCCAGCCCGCTGAATACTTCGCGTACGACTAGGAGTTTCAGCTGCAGTACTGTTAAAGTTCCTCACACTTGCAGTTGCCGAATTCATGCTGTTAGCAAAACTCCACATCGCAACCGCAGCCGCCGCAATAACCGCAATCCCCACGCCGGTAAGCGCCAAAAACGTAGCAGTACTAATATTGAGCGCATTAGCAGCCACAGTAGCAGCTCCACAAGCAGCCGAATAAACCGCGTGCGCAGCAGAAGAAACCCCCAGCCGAACCGCGTGCAGCGTTTGGGAAACGATGCCCGTCTGAGTCGCAGTATTCTGCGCAACCTGAGCAGACATAGCGCCAGAGGTAGAAACGGCTAGCGTAGTTTGCACTCCTGCACCTGCAGCAGCAGAAGCATTATATGCAGACTGAACGGGAGTGGTAGTCGCTAGAATAGCTTTTAGACTGTTCATCAGGCGAACCACAGAAAACACCTGCATAACCATCCGCCCCGCCTGACTATCCAGCGCCCCAAAGGAAACCCCCAAGTTCACAACGTCTTGAGCAACCGTGCGAAAAACACCTGACGCTTGATTCTGCGCCCGAACCGCAATACTAATTTCACGCATACTCACTATAGCCCAGCCTCCGCTTTGGCTGCATCAATAGCCTCAAGAATTATCTGCTCAAGCTCAGGAACATACTGGTAGACCGCTGGGTAAATGAAGGGCTTACCCTTCATGACGCGGGTGCCATTCTCAACATAAGCTGCGTATGTGGCTTGAGCGCCAACATCCACCACCCACTCCTTAACTGTGGCAAAAATGGTACTTCGAAGATAACCCGTCCGAACAGGCACAAGCCGCTCAGCCAAAGCCTTCACCTCACCAGCCCACCGAACCAAATTGTTATGAACTTCTATCTGCAGAGCAGAGTCAAGCCTAGACATAGCCACTTGGAACTCTTCCACGCCTCGTACATCAAACGACACTGCCACCGTTACTTAACCTCCCGCTCTGCCTTACGCTTCTCCTGCTCCACCTGATAATCCAACTCATTTAGGATTACAATGTACTCGTTGATTGTCCTTGCAGGTTGTCTGCCGATTTGGTTAGGTGTCCACCCGAACTCTTTGCTGAGCCTAAAACTGGTAAGGGCACGATGCGGTCTTCCCCGCCTGATGCACTGGATAAAAAACGGCTCTCCGACTTATCCAAACCACAAACCCGATTAGCAGTCTGAGCGATTAACTCACCTAAATCATAGGGCAACCCCTGCTCAGGGTCATCAGCCAGCAGCCGCTCAAGAGTAATTGGGTGACTCTGTGGCTGGCCATGCAACGCAGCCATAATCGTTTCAGCCTGAATAGCAACAAAATCACTGCTGACAACATCGCCTGTAACGTTGTTATATTTAGTGTACTTCTGGATAATGCGGTTACGCTTAGCCCAAGTAATCTCTTTAAAGACATATTTACCGGCAAATTCCTCGCCGAATCTGCTATCAAGCTCCAAAGTTTCAGATTTCATCCCTTATACCTCACTATCCGAAAAGGTTTGAGCCGTAAACCCAAGCTTCAAAGAAACAATATCATCGGGGCGCCTAATCGAATTCACCTTATCCCACTGGCAATTCTTAAACAGAAAATACTTGCCCGCACTCAAATCAAATCTAAGGCTAAAACCGCCCTCAGCAGCAGCATAATATTGGTCTTTGTTCTCAAACGTGCAAGTTAATTCGCCATATAGGTCTCTTTGTCTGGGCACAATATACTTGGCCTTAGTAGGATTCTGCGCACGCAACACACCAACCCGCTTCAAATTATTGGCAATAGTAAACTTCCAGTCAGTAACCACCTCAAAAGGCTGCAACCCCGTACCATCAGCATTACCCTTCTGCACCTGCACATCAGCCCAAGAAACCGCGCCACTAAGCAAACTATAAGACGCACCCGCAGGCTTCACCGATGCACCCGTAACATCTTGAGCCATCAACTCACAATCAGCCCGCAAAACGTCTTCAAGAGAGCAGGAAACCGTTGCCTTATCAATCCGCGCCCCAGTATAGAGCAAATCAACCAACTCATCAGGTCCCTCATCTAGCACGCTAACAGTCATCGCAAAACCGTCAACGACATGGTGCAGAAAATCCATAATGCTATCCGAAGGCAACGGATAAGAAACCTTTAAATCCGCTTTGAGCAAGCCCCGCTTTAGAGCAATCAGGTCACGTGAACCGCAGCCGCGAACCTTGATAAGCGCAGGGTCAATACCCGGGTCTATGTTGTCTGCTGTGAGAGTCTTAAACTGCGGATTCTCCGGTAGAGGAGCACCCAAATAGGCTTCAACTATATAGTTGAAAGCAGATAATGCACCGGGATATACAGGCATCTAGCCTTCAACTCCATTGTTTGTATTCATTTTTCATTTCACCGTTACTTTGAAACCCACAATTTCTTGGGGAAATACTGACACTTCACCTGTACCGTAACCCGACTAAAGTGAACATCATTAACCATATTGGAGAGACCAGCCACTGAGACGTCTACTATGCCGGGAATAACTCGGCGATGCAATATGCCAGTACCGGGATCCCACTTTGGCCCAAGTCTGCTGTAGTTGTAAATGATGCGCTCAACCTCTGTGCGCAGCTGGTCACGGACAAACTCTGCCTTAGCAAGCATGGTGCCCAATGTCTTTACCAAGATTTCTACTGCCACAACCTCTGTACGTAGCCACCGCGAGCCAGTATCGCTTAGGTGATAGCAGCTTATCGCATACTTTTTGGGCATATTCTTGAAGTCAAACTTGGAAGGCTGAACATCAAAATCAGACATCGGCGCAGCCCGACCAGCTAACCACTCAATCTCACCCCTTGCTGGTCCACCTACCCACTCTGCCATCAGCGTCTCCATGACTGTCTGGCTGTTCTCTTCAACGGCAACCTGACTGTTTAAAAACTTGTGAATCCGCTCTAAACTCTCCCGAGGCTTCCCCGTCTGATGCTCAAAAAACCACCAATAAGCCTCAAACTGCAGCAGCTCCGCACCGCTATACCAAACAGTAGGCATACCAATTGCCTCCTGCATGTGAGCAATCATGAAGCTAACAGGCATATTGTTAGGCTCCCACACATTGGCCTCCGGATAAGCAGAGAGACCTCGGTGCCGTGTCTCCCAATACCAAGATTCAATGGTAGCAGCCCAATGCTCCGGAACAGATGACTCAGCACGCAACTTATTTACCAAGTACTTGAAGCCTTGAGCGGGTTCCATATCGCCGCTGTTAGTTTTAAAACCCACCCAGACGTTATCCTCAAACCCCTTGATTACTTGAAGAATCTTGTCAAACGCAGCTATCTTCCACTCACAGAGATAGACCTTGATGCCTTGAGCCTTGCAATAGACCAATATATCATGCATGTATTGGTCAGGGTAGGGCTGATGCAGCCACTCCTCATAGTAACTAACCAGCTCAGAAATCCGAATCCAAGAAACAGTTAACCCCGCATCCAACAAATCAGCCAACCGCTCCGGAGTAACAAACTGAGCAGGATCCCAACCCCCCGCTGCATCAACCATAAGCGGAATACCCTTGAAATTGGCTTTTAACCAAGCAGCCTCATCAGCCCAGCTAACATGCGCGTTATACTCAGGCATCAAAACAACATTCGCATTAGGCACCTTACCGTTAACTGCCCTCAAAATCTTGGCATAGACGTCGCCTACGCTTGGCATGTGAACAATAAACTCGGGACTAGTCTTCTCGCTAACATGATAGGCAAGGTACTGTAACCCAACCATTAGACCATCCCCACATACGGCTTAGTCTTTGCTGCCCTTTGAGCTTCGATGTACTCTTTTAGTGCCTCTTGAGCATCGTACCAAAAAACCTGCGCAGCCTCAGGATCACGACGCCGCCTATACTCCCAAGCAGCAAAAAACTTGGCTGCCCTCTTAATAGTCGTAGGCACAGAAGCGGGCACGACTAAATCCTGCACCTGCAACAACATATCAACCTTATCGCTTGCATCAGAGACACAGTCCGATAACTCTACATCCTCGCTGACCGCTGCTAACTCAATATGCAAAACAGGCTTCACATCAGCCACAGTGCAGTAATCAACCAACCAAGCAAACCTCAACTATCTATGCAGTAGGCATTCTACGAGAAAACGCATAAAAGACTTAACATATCGCCCCAGTTAGCCAGCGCTGTGACCAATATTAGAAAAAAGGGGAATTAAGGAACCGCAACCACATAAGGCACACTGGGCACCGGATACTTGCCTAAAACGCGGAAATTACGCACCTCAATCGGGAACCCTACATCACTATTCTTGACGTAGAGCTGCACCAAATCATTCTTTGCAAAACCGGCAATATCCTCACTGTAAGTGTACCAATCACCGTTCTGGCTGCCCTCCGTTCCAACCGCTACACCGTTTCTGTAAATCCGCGCATGAACCCAATGCTCCAAACCGCTAGGGTCTCGACTGTCAAAAACAACCCGCAATGTTCCAGAAAGGTAGCCGACGTTAATCTCCTTAACCTTCACATAATCAGCCGAATCTTTGCTTACAATGGAGTCATCAGCGACTAACACGTCATCGCTTAAAACGTATGGACCACCACCCACAGCACATAGTAGGCCAACGAGTTCAGCAGGAATCAAATCAGTCTTAGCCTTAATCGCAGCAGTTTCAGCCTTGATTTTATCCAGGCCATAAGTTGCATGTGTCAAAGTTGCTTCCTTTGCAACAGTAGAATCCTTAGCCACCGTCGCATCTTTCGCCAAAACAGCCGAACCCTCAATCTCCACAAGAGTCGGCAACGCACCGACTGACGCCTCCTTAGCGAGAACAGCAGATGCTTCAATTTCAACAAGAGTAGGTAATGCGCCAACTGATGCCTCTTTAGCCAATGCTGTAGACGCCTCAATTTCTGCAAGGGTTGGCAACGCACCGACTGACGCCTCCTTAGCGAGAACAGCAGATGCTTCAATTTCAACAAGAGTAGGTAATGCGCCAACTGATGCCTCTTTAGCCAATGCTGTAGACGCCTCAATTTCTGCAAGGGTTGGCAACGCTTCAACCGCAGATTGAACATCGTCCACTTTCCCATCTGTGACTCTATGAGCAGCAGAAACCGCACCTTCAACAGAGGCCTCAGATGCAGGGTCAACAGGCAGATTATCCGTTGCTGCTTTAATCAGCGTTACGTCACTTTGCACGTCGTCAACTTTGCCATCTGTTACGGCTATAGCAGCTTCAACATCCGCTTCCATAGCCAAAACCTCAGATGCTTCCAAATCCGCCTGAGTAGGCAAAGCCTCAACAGTGCCCTTAATCGAGGAGACATCCGATTGAATATCATCCACTTTTCCAGTAATAACGCCCTCAGAAGTGCTAATAGCGCCTGTTACAACAGCTTCAGAAGCAGCTATTGCAGCTTCGACCTCACTCTCATCGGCAGGGTCAGCGGGCAAATTCACGGTCTTATCCGCGATATTCTTGAGGCTATGCGTATCCTTCACAAAGCCAGTGCCCTCAATTTTCTTCTGCTCACCCTGAACTATAGCAGTTTCAACAGCATCCATGCTAAGTCCTCTCCACACTTTCAAGATTGCCGTCAGTCCAGGTATAGCTCAAAGTGAAAAGCAAAGAAGCACCCTCATAAGCAGCCGCCGTCGCCATGGTGCCGTCAACGTTCCAAGTAAAAGCCCACTTAGTCACTCGATGCCCAGGAGGAGCAGCCTCCAAACCATACAACGCACTATGAATCGCCCTAGCCGCAGAGCTAGAGTCACCATACGCCGTCTCAGACTCAATCGACATTTTTGTTTTTAACCTCCATTTTTCGCAACCTGATTACTCTGGTTACCAACACCAACCTCACCTGCAGGAGACGCCTTGGCAGCATTCGGATTAGGCTCAGACAACTCCCAACCGAACTTGACCGCGTTCTTGCGGAACTCATCTTGGCGAATAAGCCCCGTCTCCGCCGCATGAATCAAATCAGAAACCACCAACTCAGGCGATTCAGGGCTGCCAAAATTCAAGCGCACCTTCGCCAAGCCAGCATCCAACCCAGCCTGCGAGACAATCGGCGAGAAAAGCTCCCGCTCCACCTGCCTCTTCACATAACGCTGAATCGGCTTAATGAGCATATCCTGCAAATCCAACGCAGCTCTAGCCGAAGCCTCAGCAGCCAACACCACATCCTGCCCATTTGGCAACGGCATCCACTTCACCGCAGGGTCAACGGCGCCATAAACCGTGAATTTAGCAGCATTCGCTTTACCAAGATTTAGAAACTGAAAAACAGCCTTACTTAGCATACGCATATCATAAACTCTGCTAAACTGCTCCACATCAGAAGTCATAAAAGCATCCTCAAAAAGCATCTGCCGCCTAGAACAAACACCGTTAAGTTCTAGCGCCTCAATTCCGTCTAGTGCGTATTCACTCAATCAAACAAACCTTCTGAATTCTGATACTTTATGAACACTTAAAAAAACTAACATATCGCCAATTTGGTCTTGAAAAACATGCCTTACTAGTTAATAATTAGCAATCAGTGCCCTAACAGCCGAATCATACCTAAATTATAAAAGACAAACGAAAGTTCTACTAACCTATCGGTCGAGCACTAATGAACAAATCAACAATAATAACAATCGCTCTCGTATTCACCCTCATTACAGTTACTCTCACTGGAGCAATCATCAACTACAATCTAGCCGATGAAAACCGAACGCTCAGAGAAAAAATCGACAACAACCGAGTAACTTTAGTCTTCCACGTCAGCGAAAAAGGCGAAGAATACCGATACGCACGACTTCCCAACGCTAACATGACATATCACGAATTACTAAAAATCAACAACGGCACCTACGATATACTCTTACTGCCCGAGTACAAGGGAAATCTCAACTGGACCGAAGAAAGCAAATGGATACAAACCAATTTTGGTGGACACAACGGCATCCCCATAATGCTAGACGTCTTTGGCGGAGGAAGCGAAACCACACCTACACCGATGCTAACAATAGAGCAAATCCAACAAGCATATAGAGAAGCTAACGTCAAATACATCCGCTTCGCAGAAGTAACCAGCTGGCACATAGAAAACCACCTGCCCTTCCCAACAGATTATGTGAGGGAAGTTCTTGATTTCTGCAAGACAGTCGGCGTCAAAGTCTTCTGGACAGAATGGAAAAATGATTTTCCAGACAAAAACGTTGAAACTTTCAACGCAATAAAAACCTACATACAAGGCTACGAAGACATTGTAACCGTTTCCTTCTCAACAAACTCACAGGAACTTGAACCAGCAGACGGCTTTCTTAAATTAGACCAAATGTTTCAACATTGGGGCGCATCAATCCAACCTTGGTACTGGTACACAACACACAATCAAGACCTCATGGACATGCCAGCCTCGCTAATTCTTGAGCATTCTTTTATGGCAAAAGGTTTAGGAGCAGAAGTAATACAGTTCGAACCCTACTGGTACCTCTTTGAATGGAGCGGGGTACCAAACGAAAACTTGAAGCTCATACTATATAACTTGGTTGAGGAAAGACCTAACATACCGCTCTAAAGACTAAAAAACAGCTTAATCAACAATAGAAAATCAAATCAGTCGCTTACGACGACGATGTCACCCCCGGATTCTCATCCCAGAGTTCCCAGCCGAACTTTACTGCATTCTTGCGGAACTCCTCAGCACGAATCAACCCCACTTCAGCAGCCTTAATAAGATCAGCAGGCGTCAACTCGGGCGTTTCAGGACTACCAAAATTAAGCCGCACCTTAGCCTTAGCCGAGTCAAACCCAGCCTGAGCGACAACCGGCGCAAAGATTTCCCGCTCCACCTGCCTCTTCACATAACGCTGAATCGGCTTAATGAGCATATCCTGCAAATCCAACGCAGCTCTAGCCGAAGCCTCAGTAAAACCCGGAGTACTAAACAATCGGGGCAACGGCGTCTCACAGCCCAAATAGAACTGATTAATAATATGATCAACATAGTAGCCGAAACCTGCACGAGGGTCAATCGTAACGGGTTTTATGTCGCCTTTTTTGTTATAGAAAAGCCACGCGCCCTCTTCATCACGGTTCCTGATGGCCTGCTCAAACGCCTTAACCGTGTCTTCATCCGCGCCTTCGAGCAGTGCCAGCACGTCAGGACCAGCGTACTTCTCAAAAATCTTGGGCATAATACGCTCAATTTTGGCCTTCATGTATGCAACGGGCGGGCGCTTCTTATCATCTGAGCCAACCTGCAATGTGTGCAAGAGCACCTGCAGCAACCCCACCCCAAACCCAGATGGGACATCACCGCTTAAGCGCCAGTGAATGACAGCCTCCGGTTTAAGCTCCCGTCCAGAATCACCCGCATAATTGTTACTTAATTGGTAATCCGTGACTTTGTAGGGAAGCCTTAGGCTGGGCACCTTGCTTAACCCAATTTTTTGGACTGCATCTATGGGCATGCGTAAGGTCTCAGTGAGTTTTTCCGGTGTTAATTTTAGCCAGAAATCGTTTCCGCAGGCAATCAGCGGTTTAGCCATATCATTTAGTAAGCCGTCGAGGTTGATGTCTTCGCAGAATTTATCAACTGCTGCTTTAGCCTCTTTTGCCTTCTCATACTTCTCGTCAACTGTTGTGTAGAAGCCCATGCCAACCGTTGAGGCGGCTAGCAAATCAACGCTACTTTTACAGGTTGGGTCGCGGTCATAGAGCTTCATAACATCGGCTAGGGAAATGCTTGAGGTGTCATAGAATACTCTACTATTGGGTTTTGCGACTCTGCTAACTGGCGCACGTGATAGGACTTCATTGATTTTTTGGGAGACAGGATTCATAGTTTATGCCTCAAACAGTTATTTAGTACCCAAAAAAGGGGGGAGAAAAAAGGGTTAGCCGTTGAAAGTTTAAGTCAACGATGTTTTGATGCCAGTCATTTTGGCAACAGCCGTTGAACGCAGGACACCTAAGCCGAACCGTGTAGTAGCACGAACGCCGTACTTGCCTGTTTTAACGTCTTCCCAGTCCTCAACCGTTATGTCACGACGTATCAGCATAACAGACGCCACACGAGTATCAATCGCATAAGCAGTACCATTAGGCACCAAAGTGCTTGCTTGCACCTTCATACCAAGAACACTGCCGATGCTACCCTGCGCTATGTCTGTTTCGCTGCTCGGAAGATAAACGGATTTAACGAATTTATCATCGTTAAGAAGCTGGTGAAGCTGCATTTCGTTGATTGCCAAAACGTTAGGACGCCAGTTCTCGCTACGCACTGCATTATGAAGCTCAAGCAGCTTAGCCCAGCTCATAACTGCACTGCCGCCCGCTAAGTCATCGCCGCCTGCTAAATCTGCATCAGCAATCGCGCCGTAGAGTGCAATGATGTCTCTGGTTTCTTGTTCACCAAGTGCCCTGCCAACCTTCTCAGTCATATTGTTCATGACGTTCCAAGAAGCGTTCTCCACGAACTCCCTTGTCCACTCATCAGAAGATTCAGCAAGCTTATCAGTGTTGATGTCAACGGTGCTGTTCTTTTTGCCACTCAGTCTAGTTACCGCGCCCTCTGCATAACGGTAAGCTACAGCAGACTCATCTAGGGGAAACCGCTCCATCGCCTCAGCTGTCGGTACAACATTTATGATGTTTCTACCGATAAGCTCAGGATAAGCCGCTTCCACTAGCGTATCATGCATTTTACCCAATGCACCTGTAGAGTCACTAAATAGGCCTTCTTTAATGCCTACATTAGTGTAGCGTTTGAAGAAGCCTGCGCCGCTGCTTGCTTTAAGTTTCTCGTAGAGGTCACGTTGCTCGCCACTCTTTGCCTGCATTACAGATTCAAATAGTCGTGGCTTCATAGCTTAGTCCTTTTCCACTTGGATGAAGATCAAATCATCCTCAGCAGCTGCAGTTTCCAGCGCATAGCCAAGCTTACGATTAAAGTAGACCGTGTAAGTCGCTGAACCGCCCTCGTCAACTGCTTGGTCGGCTAAAGCCAGTACTTTTCCGTCAGCGTCAGAACCATAAACCGCTTGACCGCGAGTTATAGCGCCGCCGGCAGTAACCTTAACTCTGCCCTTAACCAACACAGCAACAGGTTCAGTGTCAGCCGCATCCTTGACAGCAACGCCAATGCAGTTCTGAGCAGCAGCCGCACCAGTCACCTGATCGTCAGCACTCAAATACACCGGATGCCCCTTAGTAATCGCAGCGTCAGCAGTGAAAGTCTTAATGATTGCCTCTGGGTCGTCTGTTTCGCCAACAGCCATCCATATCTTGCCAGTTTTATCAGCCATCTAAAATCGACCTTCAAATGTTTTTGGTTTTCCCAAAATTCGTCTTTTGGTACAAACCCCCACAGTTGTGAGTATAAAAAAGGCGGCCATTACGCAGACGACCCCTTGTTTAAGCGGTCCTCGACGGCACGCAGCCAAGCCGCCAACTCAGTGTTATCTAATGTACGGGTTTTACTCTGCTCATAGAAGCTCTTTTCCTTCGCCATCTATGCAACACCGTACTTTTGCTTAACTTCGAAAATTTCTTTACGGACTTTTTGAGCTTGCAGCTGATTACCCAGCGAAAGCCGCTCCTGCACCTTTGGCAGCTCCAAACGAGCTAGCCGCTCCAACGCCTCAGACACCGGCATCAACTTCGGCGGTTCCGCAAGCAAGTCAACTCCGGGCACAAGCGCCTTTAGCTTCTCAATTGTGTTATTGGCTTGGACAAGTTTGCCTTCTGCCTGCGCTACCTTGCCCTCTGCTTCAGCTAGCTTTGTCTGCTTCTCTGACAGCTCAGCCTCCACAGCCGCTATCTTCTCTAAGGCAGACTGCTCACCCTTTGGCCGTAAGACTACCGCTTCAGGAGGCGCAACCTCAACCCCGCATGCAGCGTTAGGGCATTTGTAGCCATTAGCTTCCCACTCTTGGGCATCAAACTCTTGGCCACATTTAGGACACTTCAACAACAAGGCTTCTTTAGTTTTTAGTTTAGCAGCCACCTTCTCTGCTAACACATCTATGTCTTTTTCTTGCATTTTCTCGCCTTCCTCACTTTGAGTTACCATCAACTGCGCGTTATCCCCGCAACCGGTGCAGACAGAAACCAAGTACTCGCCGGGTTTACCGCAGAAAACACAGCGCAGAGTCTCGCTGCCAAGAGGCTCTAAAAGTTCCCGCATCTTTGGAGTAAGCTTCAACCGCTTATCAGCAGCTAGCGCCTCAAGGACACGTATGTTAGTCTCAGGAATCCCGGGCACAGCCACAAGCGACATCTCCGCATTATGCAAACCATGAGGCACCTTACCATCAGAGGTGACATCAAGCGTCTCGTAATCTGCGCCCACACTAACATGACGAATAAGCCCCTTGCGAATCTTCTGCGCCGTCTCCTCATCATAGATTTCAGCCTCATAAAGCAGGTTCTGCCCATCCCAATCAGTCTTTGTAACCTTACCAACTGCATCGTTAACCGAAACATGCTCCAAATACACAGGTGCACCGGTAAGTTTTCCAGAAAAAGCCTCAAGCTCTTGGGGCGTGTACAAGTTGAAATTGCGGGATAACCCAGCGGTCATGGCTAAACCTTGAATCCGCAGCGGCTTATCAGCAATCTTTTCAGTAACAGAAAAAGGCAGAATCGACGCTACACGTTCATGCACCCGCTTGCATTTCCCACAGCCCAAACCATCAGTCAAAGCAACAACAGACCTGAAACTTTGGTTAGCCCATAGGGGAAAACGGCAAGCCCGCAGCTCCGGGGAGAGATATAAGCTCACCGCTTTCCCCAGAGCAGCCCCACACAAAACACCCCTATCCCATCCGTCACCTTATAAAAACTAACATATCGTCAAAGTTGAGTTTGAAGACGGAAATTAAACTCAGTTTGGGGCAGAGCTTTTCAGCTGTTTTTATCCAAATAATTATTCTGACGTATATTAATTACTTTTAATGGCTTGTTTATTTGTAGTAAAGAAATTGAACCAAGGTTTAGGATTTAACACTTTTTTAACATCATCTAAAACCCAAGCGTATAGTATCTTCTCACCTTTTGCATAACTATCCAAGAAGTCGTTAGCATGGTGCTTATCGTTGTATCCTTTGAGTTCCTGAAGAGAAAATGGTTTACAATCAACCAAATTTGCATAACCTACACAACACTTGGTTTCAGTGCTCCCAAGCCCTATTCGCTCTCTAATATTGGTACGTTGACGTCTTATCTCCCACGTTTTAACTCTGTTGATAATTAACGAAATCCACGGTTCATCTATTTTCAAGCATCTCATATATCATACATTGGTTATTCTGCTTTTCAATGTTAAGAAAAAAAGCTCAATACTGATACATAATTTCATTTACTTAAAAGCTATTGAATAATTCTCAGCGCCGCACTACATACAAAAACGGCTTCTCTCCTTCATTTAAAACATTACTAACAACCAAATCCACACAATCCAAAGCATCATCATGCTGCCCACGGGGAAACTCTACCCACTGCTTAAGAAACTCCCCACGCTGACTAAGCAACAACGGATTTACTAGGACTCGGCGACCCTCAAAATGGCTGCTAAGCGGAATAAAGCGCTGCTCCTTGTTCGTAACAGTCTGCACCGGCACAATCGGGTAAGCCTTACCCGTAGAAGGATGCCGCTGGAACCCCGGATACTTCAGCAACAATTTCTGCCAAAAGTTAGTCTCCATATACATCTTCTGATACCGAAAACGGCTCACACACTCAGGCAACTTATCCCGCACAATCTGAGGAAAAGGCAGATGCTCACACCAAACATCAAGCAAATAACCCACCTGCCTCTGCTGGTCATAACTAAATGAGGCTATCCCAAAAAAGTCACTTTCACCAAGTGATGGGTCGATGCCTGCAAAAGTCGGCAAATCAGGATTAGGATAAAAGTTTGAGTCCACCTCGTTCCATGCGTGAAGCCAATCCGCCTTCAACACATCCCCCTGTAACGCGGTAGGCTGATTTTGGTATTCGCACTCAAAAGTCAAAGTGCCTAAATCGCGGCGCTTCTGCTGCAACCGCTCATAACTCCAAACCTGCGGCCACAAAACCCTAGGCGCAGCACCCTGCAAGATTTCCGCTTCATTCAAAATCGCTTTGAGTACCTGATGATTCCAGCCGCGACCCTCCGGCTCAGGCGTAATCAACTCATTATAGAGGTCATCATGGTGCCATCGGCTACCCACAACAAAGATTGCACCCCACGGAAACAACGTAGGCATCAACACATCAAAAAACCACTCTGACGCCTTCACCCGCTGCAACTCAGTCCCAACATTCTCCTTATCAATAATGTCATCAGCAACAATCAAGTCAAAGCCGCCGCCCGTCAACGCACCAGACCCATACAACCCACAAGCGCTGATAGTGGGAAACTTGCTGATTTCCCGCCGATTCACAATAAAAGCCGTGTCCGTCCACATCTGAGGATCCACAGGCTTCAAGTCACCAAAAACTGCTTTGTACCGCTCATCATACTCTATACGGCGCTTAATGGCGGCAACCGTGCGGCTAGAAAGGGTGTCAGTCTTAGAAACCACCAAGATATGCAGCTCAGGATATTTGCCGATAAGCCAAGAGAGATAGTTAATGCTGATACATTCACTCTTGCTATGCTTACGAGGACCCAACTCACAAAACTTTTTCTGCGCCGCCGTATGCTCACGCAGCGGACTAAAATGAGCAAAATCGTTCTTAGGAGTAAGAAACGTATACCAACCATCCTGAAAGTCCGCAGTATTCTCATACCCCAAATAGCGGGCGAAGTAAGCTAGATTACCGCGCGCCAGCTTCCTTCTCAGTTCGGGTGAGAACTTCCTCGGCACAAAAGATAGACTTTCGCTCATCTTCTGAGAGTTTAGACAAATCAATCTCCTGCCCTCCTGTTTCTTTTACCTCGATAACTTCGGGTTTCCGCTCGATAAAACCAAGCTCCTGACCCAACTTAATCTGCTCAATCGTAATTTTCAGCGCAGTATTCAAGGCGCCAATCTTAACGAATTTCTCTTTGACACTCAGCTGCCGTCCGTCACCGCAATCAGATAACAACCCCAGAGCTTCACGATTCAAATAATCCAGCCGCGCCCGAAGAACCGTAGTTAACTGCTTATCCTGCTCAATAGAATGCGCCCAAGTATCCATCTTCTCATAATCCTTGTAAATCGCCTTCTGCGAACACTTAAACTCAGACGCCAAAGTCTGCACGACAGCACTTAAACTGTTACCCACAGCAATTAGGCGAACCATCCGCTGCCGACGCTTAAACAAATCAGCCCTCAAAGGTGTACCCCCCTAATTTCAACCAAAAAGTAGAAGCAGCAAACAAAAAAAGAGACTTCACTTTGGTTCTCCCCGCTTTGGCGCATACTTTAATGAAACTGTTAAACGCCCTCTACTGTTTGATTTGACCAGCTCGCGATTAATTCTTGTATTGCCTCTTCCACAGCTACCATGCCCCACACGCTTAACAACCCAGCTGCTTAGGTTTCCCCGTATCAGCTGAGGATTACTCGTCACTATAAAGAACGGCAACCTCGTCTGCCCCGTAAAACGTTCTGCAATAAAATTAAGCAACCGTTTACCGATACCTATACCCTGATAATCGGGCAAGGTTACAAGACGGCTTACACGGTAATAGTTAGAATTCATGTGTATATGGGCAACAGCTATGAAAGACACAGGTTTATCTCCGTATTTGGCAACGTAGCATCTTACGCCGGCTCCAAGTTTCTTTGTGTTTAGATAGTGATGTTCCCTAAACACCTGCCACATGGCAAGGCTACACTTATGCACTGATAGGTTGATTTTTGGGTGGCATCGTTCTTTTTTTTTAAAACCCTAACCTTTGTACCCAAAGATGTAGTATGCTCCTGCAAGGTGGCCGTGTAATCAAAGAAAACATTACCGTCCACATCATAGACCCAATCTGGCTCAAGCCAATCTAATACGTCAAAATGGCAGGTTACGGCGATGAACTGTTTACCCGGATTTTTCCGAACAGCTCGGCTAATAGCATAACTGCCAATTTGGGCGACAGTGCGATCCACCGTACTTGTGAACTCATCAAAGACTACTAGGTTTTGGGGGAGACAAAGCGCATGCGCGACGTCCACACGCATTTTCTGACCTTGACTCAAAACATGATAGCTTTTTAGCCAACTTGGCGGCTCACTAAAACCGCTACTGCATAAGGCTGTTGAAATCTCTTTGATGCTTAACTCCGCGGGGAAATCATTTAGAAAACAGGTCTCCTTGTAGCGGTCATGCAAATCCGCAAAATAAGCCTCTGGCCATAACCTGCGGGCGATACTAGTTTTCCCGCTACCGCTAGACCCAACAATTACACCGATCTGCCACTGCAGACCTTCAATGGGAATGCTTCCGCGGATGCGCTTTTCCAACTTGACATCCTTGAGGTCATAAGTGCCTTTAACGGCTTCCTCACGAAAAGACGTCCCCGCCTGCCACCGATGCGTAAAATCAAAATCCAGCTTTAAAGCCCTCCTAAAGGTTCAATACCCTAACCTTCCAGCTCTTTGCCTGCAGCTCCAAAAACTTACCTTTCTGGTCAGCTTCATCCTTACACTCCACAATTAACTCGTAAGTGTCCGGAACAATGGTTGCTTTATCGCCTGCATCGCGTAATTCTTCAGGCAGCTTTTCCCCGACGCTATGAAGCAACTCCACAAGCCCCTCGCGTTCCCCAGCCTCTATTATTCGCATGTAGTCCTCGACGTCGAGTTCCCGATTGTGCTTGCCTTTTAGTTTGTTAGCGATTTGGCGGAACATACGGCGATCGGTATCAGTGAATTCGCCTCGCAAGACAGGCGCATAGAATTCTCCATGCTCAATACAGACAGCTACCCGCTGTTCACCATCGGCAAAAACGCCTTTCATATCAGCCTGAATGGGGTATTTCCAGCCGTATTTCTGAAGGCTTTTCCACAACTCGCCTTTCTGCTTATTTGACATCTTATTCGGATTATTTCCATCCGATTTTAACAGGCGAATATCCTCAAGTAATTCCTTGTAAGCCTCGGGCACAAATAGAGCGGTTTTAACTTCCATACGCATAAGTCCTAACAGTTTTTCTGCACAAGCCCTCGCTTAGTGGCCAAAATCCCCAAAAACTCGGCGCCAACCGCACTAAGCAACACACAGACACTTGTAAAAGAAATAGCAGAGCTAGAAGCTAAAGTGCCCAGCCCCGTAAAAAGAGTGATACCGCTAATAATCCCTGCATCCAAAACGGCACTAGACCAATCAAACTTTCCCTTCTTATCTCTCTGCCCACGCATACTAAGATGAATCTTGCAAGCGAGAGACTCATAGTTCAGCTTTAGCATTAATCAAAGCAACTCTTCAAAGAACCCTTTTGCTTGCCATCTCAATATAACAGTTAACATACCTCAACGATGCCCTTTAGCCACACGACGCCGATGTGACCAAACATAGTGATAGGGAACCTTCAAAACCTCACCCAACTTAACCCGACGCTTCTCAGTTACACCCACACGAATCTGACGCTTCCCACCCGAATAGGCGCTGGTATGAAGAAAAGCAGTTTTCGCCCGAACCTCCACAAAACCATCCTTCACCTCAGAAACAACCTCCACCGGATAGATACCCTTGAGGAAGAACTCCTGCTGAGGTTCCGCCTTAGTAGTCACTGCCAAGCCTCCTCTTCAGCTACAGAGACAACCTCAACTTTCCCGCAGCCAGCACCCCAAGCGCCATAGGCAAAACGCGACAACGCCCAACGCCAACCACGCTGCTCAAACAACTGCTCATCTAAGCGCTCCTGCAACTGCTTATTCATCCGTGCAATCCTACGGGCAACTTGAAACCGAGTAACCTTGAAACCCTCAAGCCGCACCGCTATAACACGCGGAAGCAACCCCACGTCGCCAGCCTCAAAAAGCAAACGCACAATCTCCCTATCCACCTCGTCAGCACAGACATCCTCAATATCGCTACGCACAAAGTCTAGGTCACGCTTGCGGTACCGCTCAATTCGGCTAATCCTTCTATCCAGAGAATCCAGCTTGCCGTCTATGCGCTTAGCAAGCTCAATTAGGTACTTAATTCGCCCCACTTTTTCACTCTCAGACCGCTTTTTTCGGGGCTTCTGAGCGGCGTTTTCAATATCTTCCGTCACAAAATGCACACTCCAAGTTTTTGTTACCATCAAAGAAAGGCGAAAAATGCAGTCGGCAGTCTACATCTGCCACCACTAAAAGGGCGCTTCGCAAAGCATGGACTTTTTCCATGCCTAAACAGCCCAAAAAGTACCCCCAGAAAACTCTGAGCGGGCTTTTACTGCCAAAAACACCCATTTTTCACTCGGCGCCTCCAAGAAAGTCTCTAATCTGGGCTACAACTTGCCGCAGCTTCTCCCCTGTCAGCGGCGGGTCATAGACAATCCGCAGGACGCTCCAACCCTGCAACTCTAAGAGGCTATCAATTTCTTCGTCTCGCTGCTGGGCTTTGTCAGATGAGTGAACCTGACGGCCATCCAGATAAACGACCTTCCGCTTTTCAATCCAGCAAAAATCAGGAATCGTAAACTTGAGAATAAGCAGCTTCTGAGTAACCAGCCCCTGAGTTAAGCCCAAACCGCTAAGCGCCTTGAAGACTTCAATTTCAGCGCGGCTAACTTGGGGATGCAAACGCTCACGCAAACTCAACGGCTAGCCGCCTCCTCAGATAGATCAATAAGCCCATCCACGACTCTGAAGTGAAAACGGCAATCCCCACAAATAACAAACTCCTCAGGCGCTTGCGATGGAAGCATACAGACCTTGCGATTCTGAGGATTCTGACAAAGCGTAGACCCCTTAAACCTGCAGAGTTCAAACGTTAAACCCTTAACACCAAACTCCTCAACAAGACGGTCACGGGCCCGTTTCAAATCCTCATCAGTTAAGCCTCTACGCAGCTGCTCATCAGTGAAAAGAGGTTCAGGAAAATCAAGCCAATCATTATATTTTCGCATTCAAGAAACCTCCTGAAAACTGCAAAGCTGCCTCTGGCCAGAATACAACGCTTCAGACATGGCTACCTCGCGTTTACTACGTTTAGAAAAAGCACCGCCAGACAAAGCAACATCGCCACCATCAGGCGCAGGTTTAGCAAAAGGATTCTTACGCGCATCAGTATGCACGGCTAACGTCCAGTGTGGCAGCACCCGCTTAGCAGCCATGAACGTGTTTGGATTACTGAAGCACCGCTCACAGTAGAAAACCACACGCAGGATAGCGTTATCTACAGTGAGAACACCTTTGGGCGATTCAAAGCTGCAACATGCACACTTCAAATCTGCATGCTCTCCCAGCATTTTTTGTGATAAGCAACTCGGCGATGCTTCCCACGATTACGCGGAACAATCTCGTCACCTTCCACGAAGGCTTCATGACATCGAGCACACCCAGTATAGTAATGGCAATACCGCTTTCTGAAAACGCCACTAAACGCCTTACTCGTCAAAAAGAAGCCTCCACGGACAACGGCGCCAACTCAACCTGCAAACTCACCGCAAATACTCCCCCATTTTCCGCTGGCCCTCAGCGAGTTTTTCAGGCGCCTCTATATCACCCAGATTCCCCAAAGCCTCGATAAGCTTCTCAAACTTAACCTCAAACCTGGCTAGCCGCTTGTCAATTTGCTTGACCTTCTCAGGCATCTGCATGTAGTCGATTGCAGCGTCTTTGCCGATGTTTTCAAGTTCACCTTCGCCCCAACTGTGATCTATCTTTCGTCTGCCAGCCCGTACGCTAAAGTACCTGCCAAACAGCTTCGCAATAGGGTCCTCAACCGCCAACTCCCCACCCACAAATCTCCCTTCAGCAAGCACAACACCATACTTTTTAGCCAACGCAACAGCAACACGATTAGCCAAATTCATAGCCAACCCATACACCTCCGCAGGCGTCTTTCCACGAATCACAGGCACATGAACAATCCAGCTTCTCGAAGTATGCCTAACTTTGACACCCTGCTCCAAACCCAGCAAAGCAGTCCAATTCTGCATTTCAACAGCCTTAAATTTCCCATCAGGATACCTCCCCTCCTGCAAAACCCCAAAACAAACCTGACACTTATCCAACCGATGCAACTCACCAGGAAAAACACGCCCCTCACATGACTTGAGAAGATTTGAACCCTCAACCGTTAAGCCATAAAACACTGCGCTGCTGCGTTTTTCTTTGTAAATTAATCCTGCTTTTTCCAGTTTACCGATATAGTACCATACGTGGCTGCGGCTTAAACCCAAGATTCTGCCTGCCTGCGTAGGGTAATCGCCCGCGTAAATACGCTTCATCAAAGGCAACACCCATGTGCGAACTTTATCGCTGTCAAACTGCACGGCGCCTGAATCCAAATGTCTAGTTGTACTTTGAACATTTTTGGCACCGATTTTTGTACTTCTATCTTCAACCAAAAACTAGGCGCCTCCCCTGCTGTTCCTGCACCTGCTTTTCCCAATCGCGGCTGGGCCTTGATTGAAATTCCAAAGGAAAACTTGGCACTCCTCGCCCAGATAATGCAGTTTAGTAAACGGCTTATCACCTTTCGAGGCAATCCAACTCTGCAGGTCCTTAAACCGCTGCCGCCCAGAGTTGTCTTTCTCATAGGCTTTCAGGTACTTCACGTCTGCACCATCAAACACTTTAACCCAGACCAAACCGTCCTCTTCGAACCCTTCCCGCGGATTAGTGTCACGCTGCACGGGCTTGGGAGGCTGAGAGGATGGGGGCGGAGCAGACGGCTTTGGCTGCGATTGAGAAATTAGCTGCGGAAGTTGCTTAGGTAAACCCTCAAGAATCAATCCAAGCTTATGCAGACGCTCCGCAATGCCATCCAGAAACTGCACCTCAAGCATCCGAACACAAAGCTGCATCTGGGCGGCGTTGCTGGGAAGGCGACAAGTGCCCTGGTCTTCGCAACTACTACAGTATTTCTCGCGGTAGAGACTAAGCGGACTTTGTTGTTTGAATGGCTGTTCTGGTTTTTCTTCAGCGAGCGGCGGGGCTGGCTTTTCGGGTTCGGTAACTTTGTCATTTTGTGATTTAATTATTTTGTTATTTTGTGATTCAGCAGTCTCAGCAGGCTTAGATTCTTCCTTCAGCTTTTCAGTCGGCTTAGGTTTAGGAATCAGATAAAATGAGTTGCCTTTTCCGCGACTGACAAAAGCTCCGCCAAACCTGCGGACAACACCATCAAGCAACTGCATATCAGGCGACCCATGCAAACCCGCAGGATAAACCAAAACCAACGCATCGCCCCCCTCATGAAGCTTAAAAGAAACACCTGCAGCTACCTCTTCAGGCAAATCATGCAAAATCTTATCCGCAACCTCTTGCAAAGCAAGCTCAAACTTACTCATTCAGAAAGCCCCCACATCTTCTTTAACCCCTCAACCCAGCGGACTTTCTCTACATCCGTCAATACTTCACGAGCTTGCCTACACAAATCCCAACCATAGCAAATTGAAACCTTACAATTCAAACGGTCACAAACTTCAGGAACAATCGGCTTCTCACTCACCAATAACGCCTCCACCCGTTACGTTTCTCACTAAAATGCAACCGCATACTACGCACATACCAAGCCAACCCGCAAAACGCCAAAACAGGCAAAACCAAAACTTCAACCTGCTTAGCCAAATTACGGAAATAAGCACGCCTACGACGGTTCTGCGCACGCCTCCGCATAGCCTCCCAATCAAACTCAGAATTCTGCACGCCACAGCATCTGCACCAGTCTTCGTTTTTGAAAAATTCAGTATGCCCACATTCTGGACACTTGAAAAACTTGTCATCCCGAATCTCACGCACAAGCAACGGAAAACGGCGCCAAAGCCAAACCTTCCCCACAGGTACATGACCATGCGGAACCCGCACCAAATCATAATACCTGCCAGTTCTTGGGCGAATATGCGGCTTAGTCTGCAGCCAAAGCTTACAACGTTTCTCCTCAAACTCCCGCTTATTCAACCAAAAAACATGAACATTATCGTAATCATCAGCACAGAACACTTCAGCGCCGCACACGCAGACTACCACGTCAGAAGCAACAGCGCCTACGCATTCATCATCTTCAACATCCGCCCACAATGTCCGATGATACCCGCGTCCACAATTCGGGCACTCAAAATCCACACAGCCAACATTCCTACGCTTAATTTTCATTATCGCGCCTCCCGCAGTGTTTTACGGTAAACCGTGATACCCGCCGCCTCCAAATGCTCAATCAACAGCAAAACATCGGCTAGCTTGGGCTCGACCAAACCGTGGGCGTAGTTGTCATAGCCGACTGCCACAAATTTGGGCGCAACCCTAACTATCCAGAGCGGAAAAGCAGCAGGGTTAAACGCCATAATCGGCTCAATGGAAAGCATCACAGGGTAGCCCATCGCGGACAACTCCGCCATCGCTTCCAAGCGGGCTATTTCAGGCTGCCCACTTAAAAGATAAGTTCGGTCGCTTTCAACGGTGCATCCCAAAACACAGTTCTGAGGAATCTCCACACCTTTTTTGATTAGTTGCAGATACCGTTGTGGATTCTTTGTTAAAAACAGAAATCTGTTAGTTCGGTACCTAATTGCCTCTATAACCTGTATGATTAACTCGTCAGGCACCCAGTGCCCAAAGAGGTCTGTGCAGTCGCAGACAAACACAAAATCATCCATGTTCCAGTAAGCATATTTGCCGCCTTTAGCGTTAGTTATTTCTTTTTTTACAAGTCTGGGTTCGCCTGAGTACTTGCGTTTTACTGCTGGAAACTTGGTTTTTAGCTGGTTAACCCAGCAGTAGCGGCATTTATGTAGACATTCGCCTGCTAGCGGGTTCCAGGTTGCCGTTATGAATGGAAACATTCTTTCCGACATTAGCAACCCTCCTCCTTGCGTTCGCATAAGGGACACTTCAATAAAACCGCAAAAATCTGGCCACTTGTAATCACGGACCATTCACTGCCACAATTCCGACATTCAATTATTTTTTCACCTTCTACAATTTCTCTATCGGACAACTAAGTCGCCTCCTTGCCGATGCAGGCTTTAACAATGGCTTCTAGGGCGAACTCGCTGAGTTTGCCCCGAAGGTTGATTGACACTTTTAGCTTCTTGTTGCCGAAGGTTATGCGGTCATGATGCGCAAAAGGCGTAACCTTTTCGAGAGTATAGCCATGCGCCGCAAGCCTCTGCCGTAGCTGCTCTATCTCTTCATCTTTCAT